GATGTTATATTGTATCCTTGACTGTTCATGCTTTGTTCTCCCCCGTGTCCCGCGTAGAGATGGACTCCCGCGCGTGTGCGTGTGTGATGTGCTATTGCGATTCATTATCAATACGTTGTTGTTAATGCGAATGACTCTCAGTAGCGCCGCCCCGCTCCCGTGTGACGTTGTAACATGTCATGGAGGGAGGAGGGTGACGGGGGGGAGGGTGAAATCGAATTGCTTGTATGCGTCAAATAGATTCACTCTCGTCCTAGATAAAAAATTGAAACTGGAATTGTGGTCAATAAAAAAGAGCCTTGACAAGTACACCGATCCGGCACACTTGACGAAGACTCTTCTTACGTTCTCTGATTTTTTTACGACCCGATCGGGCCTACTGAATCTACTTTCCCCTATTACCCCCGCTGACTTATACAGTATTATACCATGAAACGGTGTAATTGTCAAGAAAAATCGTATGAGCAGGTCGAAAATCCTGCGATTTTCTCAAAATTGATAGAAAATTTCACAAAATAGAAGAAAAGACTTGACATTTGCTTCAAAAAAGTGTATAATATGTAGTATAAGAGAAGGAGTCTCTAATGGTTACGCTTCCCAACACGCCCGGTAGGCAGGCGGCACAACGTAAATACAACGCAAAGCCGCAGCAGAAAAAGAACCGAGCTGAACGGAACGCCGCCCGTAGAAAGATGATGAAGGCTGGTCGAGTTCACAAAGGTGACGGGAAAGACGTAGATCACAAGAACGGTACAAAGGCCGGAAACGGCATGGCGAACCTACGAATCCTCAGCGAGTCGGCTAACCGACGGCTGAACAGAAGGAGTAAACGGACAACTTATCATGGGAAGTAAACTCCGCGTTACCACGCCAGAGAAAAAGAACAAGTACAACATGAAGCCTACGGTCAGGGCGGCTCTGGAAGCGGGCAACATTCAGGAGGTGATCGACAACCTGACTGTCAGGCAGCGTCGCTTTGTCGAAGAGTACGTGGTTGACTTCGACGGTGCCGCTGCGGTGGTACGAGCCGGATACGATTCCGGTCGTCCTAAACAACTCGCTTATGAGATGTTACAACATCCCGGAATTCGGGCAGCCATTGATCAAGTAACGCTTGAACGGGCTGAGAAGACAACCATCAAGCCCGACTACGTGACCAACAAGATTCGTCGGACTATTGAAAAGGCTGAGCAAGACAACAACCACACCGCTGTACTGCGGGGATGTGAACTGCTCGCCAGAACACTAGGAATGTTTGTTGAGCGAAAAGAAATCAGCGGACCAAATGGAGACGCTATCCGACTCTCTCAAGTCCAAGAAGCAGCAGATGCTTTCACCAGCGCAATTGCTGGCCTCATTGAGCGAGGAAGAGAGGACGGCTCTTTTGTCGTCGTTGGACCCGAGTGTTAAGGCCGCTTTAAAATATCACTGGCATTTCTGGGCTCGCCCCAACCAACTACCCCCTGAAGGAGACTGGACGACTTGGCTGTTACTAGCCGGTCGCGGTTTCGGAAAGTCCCGCTGTGGCGCTGAATGGGTACGACAAATGGCTTTTGAAAATCCGGGCTGTCGTATCGCACTGGTGGCAGAAACAGCGGCGGATGCCCGCAAGGTTATGGTTGAGGGTGAGTCCGGAATCCTCGCAATCTCCCCTCCGGACTTTATGCCGGACTACTCTCCGGCCAACAGGCAGTTGACTTGGCCCAACGGGTCTATTGCCTTTACGTACAACGCCACCCAACCGGATCAGCTCCGTGGACCTCAGCATCACTTCGCGTGGTGCGACGAGTTAGCCAAGTGGCAGTACATGCAAGACAGTTGGGACCAGCTTCAGTTCGGTCTGCGTCTCGGTACTCAACCGAAGCAGGTCGTCACTACGACTCCGAGGCCGATGCCTCTGATCAAGAAGCTGATCAACGACAAGGATACGGTAGTCACCAAAGGCCGTACCTACGACAACGTAGGGAATCTGGCGGGACCGTTCCTTAAGCAGATCGAAGAACGTTACGGTGGAACCCGACTGGGTAGGCAGGAGCTCGAAGGCGAGCTGCTCGAAGATATCCCCGGCGCTCTTTGGTCTCGTACCAACATCGACTTGAATAGGCGGCCTGAAGCGTCGTCTATGGACTTCCAGCGTATTGTTGTGGCCGTCGACCCGGCTACGTCTTCGGAGGAAAAGTCTGATGAAACGGGTATTGTATGCGTTGGACTGGCCCGAGACGCTGACGGTTACAATCGAGGATACGTCCTCGCTGATCGCAGTCTTAGAGGGTCTCCTGACGAATGGGCCAGGGCCGCCGTGGCTTTATACAGAGAATTTGAAGCTGATCGAATTGTTGCTGAGAAAAATCAAGGCGGGGATATGGTCGAATCCGTTATCCGTAGTGCAGACAGAAACGTGCCTGTCACCTTGGTACACGCGTCTCGGGGAAAATTTGTTCGCGCGGAACCTATATCCGCCCTGTATGAACAAAACCGAGTTCATCACGTCGGACGATTCGACGAACTAGAAGATCAAATGTGCATGTTCTCGGTCGACTACGATCGGACGCACGGATCACCTGACAGAATGGACGCCCTAGTTTGGGGCCTCACGTTCATCTTCGACAAAGTAACAGGCCGCAGGAAGCGTGCCGCCGGTAAAGAGGAAGAGCCGGAATACACCCTTAAAGACGTCAGTAAAACTCACAGCGTATTTCGTGGCGAGTCTGACACAAGCTGGATGGCACTTTAACTTATGGCAAAACCTAAGGCACCAAAGGAAGGCGACGTCCGTACGGATATGTCTGCCCTTACTCTGCCCGTTGAGGACATTGAGAAGGTCTCAGACAAGTACGCTCCGGAAGGATACGACTCTCCTGAAGAGTACCTGAGCGATTTGCGCGAGACATACGAACTTGACCTAGCTGCTGATGACGACAACCGCAAGGCTGCGTTAGAGGACAAGAAGTTCGTAGCAGGTGAGCAATGGGACCCTCAGGTTCTTCAGCAGCGAGCTGGCTTGCCGTGTCTCACAATTAACTCTATTCCTCAGTTTACAGCGCAACTTGTAGGCGACTGGCGAGAGAATAAGATTGCTGTAAAAGTCCTCCCTTCGGAAAATGGTGACAAGGACGTCGCCGCTATCCGAGGGGATTTGATTAGGTCCATCGAAACTAAGAACCGAGCTGACCGGGTTTACGATAATGCCTTCGAAAGCATGGTCCAGTGCGGTGACGGCGCTTTCCGGGTGGGTGTGCAATATGCCAATGAGGACGTCTTTGACCAAGAAATCACGATCAACCCAATTGACGACTGCCTCTCTGTTATATGGGATAGGCTTTCGATTGATCCTACTGGGCGGGATGCCACTCATTGTTTCGTTGATGACCTCATCCCACTAAAAGAGTTTAGAGAGACGTGGGGGCAGGACGCCTCGCCTTCCAACCTCTCAGATCGTGACAGCCGTGAAATGTACGCTTCCGGTTGGCTAGAAACTAATACAGTACGTGTAACAGAACACTGGCGCATGATTGAGCGACAACGCTTCCTCGGTCTCTTTGAAGACGGAAGTATTCGGGCGATTGAAGAGAATCTGGACGAGCTGATCGAAAAGCACGGTAACGTTCAGAAGACTCGCATCTCCCCCGTTCCCTACGCTCAGATGCACATTGTTACAGGTTTCAAAATCCTTGCCGGTCCGTATGAGTGGAAGCTCTCGCGTCTTCCGATCATCCGGATGTCGGGTAGGGTCGTCTCCATCGGTGATCGCAGGGTCCGTCATGGATTAGTTCGCCCGATGAAGGACGTTGCTCGGCTGCGGAACTTTTGGCGATCAGTGGCCGCTGAGCAACTTGGCTACGCACCTAAGGCGCAGTGGATTGCCACTGAGTCGGCGGTTGAAGGCCGTGAGGATGCGATGCGAAAGGCTCACCTTTCCCGCGATCCTCTGCTCGTTGTTAACGACGACGCCATAATCGGAACGAACATCCAGCGAATTGATCCTCCGCCAATGCAGATGGCTCTGCTGAACGAGGCTCAAGTCAATACGCAGGACATGAAAGACGTAACTGGCATTCATGATGCCTCTCTCGGTATTAAGTCGAACGAGACTTCCGGCAGAGCTATTCAGGCACGCCAGAGGGAAGGGGACGTCGCTTCCCTAACGTATTACGACAACGGTAACGCCGCTGTTCTTGAAGCCGGTGACGTTATCAACCAGCTAATCGGTCAGATTTACGACGGTACGCGCATCATTAGGATTGTTGGTGAGGATGAGTCCGCTCGCCTCGTTAAGATCAACGATCCGATGGACCCCGCTTCTCCGGACCTTTCGGTAGGCAAGTACGACGTGGCTATTACCACGGGAGCTTCCTACACAACGAAGCGTGTTGAGGCTGCTCAGGCTATGATGGAGGCCATTCAGGTCTATCCGGAGCTGATGCAGGTTGCAGGCGATCTTGTCGTCAAGGCTCAGGATTGGCCGGGTGCACAAGAACTGGCCGAACGTCTTCAGAAGACAATTCCTCCGCAGTTCCTCTCCGACAAGGAGAAGGCTGAGATGGGGCAGCAAGGCCAAGATGTACAGGCTATGATGCAGCAGCAGGCCCAGATGGGTGAGCAGTTGCAGTCAGCCGTACAGGAACTCAGTAAGCTCCAACAGGAGAACCAACAGCTCAAGCTGAACGTAGAGAACGAAAGCCGCAAGCTTCTGATCGACGCGTTCAAGGCTGAGACGGATCGACTCGAAGCTTATGCTAACATCGCCAAGGCTGACGAAGAGACGGCTGTTGCCCGCTTCGAAGCTTTCGCTGACAAAGAACTACAAGCTCACGGCCTCATGCAAGGCCACATCAGAGACATGGGCGATCTAGCCCTACGTGACAAACAGGTTGATACCCAAGCCGAGACTGCCCAACAGGCAGCCAAGGCGAAACAATCATCGGACAGCAAGAAATCAACTCCATCTGCTGACTAATCCGCCACGGAGAACGCCCTAACGGGTGACGTTCGAAAGGAACGCAACTTTGAGTGAAGACAGTAACAACTCTGTCGATATGGATGACCTCGACAAGTTTGAAGAGGCTTTTTTCGGTAATGTAAAAGCTGAAGACAAGCAGGAAGAGGTCGACGAGAACGAGGACGATGCACTCGAACCCTCGGAAGATGAAGATGCCGAAGATCAGGAAGTTGAAGAGCCTGATGAAGAGGATGAAGACCCAGATGAAGCCGACGAAGAGGATGAGGACGAAGAGCCCGAACCTCCGAAGGCTAAGAAGGGTAAAAAGTCTTTCAAGGAACGTATCGACGAGATTACAGCCGAGAAGTACGAACTGAAGCGTCAGCTTCGGGAACTACAACAGAAGGTTGAATCTCGTAGCAATGAGGTAAAGCAGGACGAGGCGCCTACGCCCGTTCGTGAACAGCTTTCCGCCGCTGCTCCCGACCCGGACGCCAAGAACGAAGATGGTACTCCCAAGTACGCTCTTGGTGAATTCGATCCGAAGTTCATCCGTGATCTTACTAAGTTCATGGTGGAAGAGGATTTGAAGGTCGCTCGGGAGGAGGAGCAAAAGAAGGCTGCTGCGGTCGCTGAACAGCGCCGTCAGGCCGAACTCGCAGTTTCTTGGAATGAGAAGCTCGACAAGGCAGAGGAAGAGATTCCGGACATTAGGGACAGTATTACCGACCTAGTGGATGTGTTTTCGGACCTTGATCCTCACTACGGTGACTACTTGGCTGCCACTCTCATGTCTCTGGATAACGGTCCCGAAGTCATGCACTACCTCTCTCAAAATATCGGCGAGGCCCGGAAAATCGTTGCTTCTGGTCCTAACGCTGCAACCCTCGCGATTGGTCGCTTGGAGGCTCAAATCGCCTTCGGCAAACAACGTGAGGAGAAGAGCAACACAAGCAAAAAGGTATCGAAAGCCCATGAGCCGCCGCTGAAGGTGACTCGGGGACAGGGTGGTAAGTTTGCCGTCTCTGGCGATACCGACGATTTGGACGCCTTCGAGAGAGAATTTTTCAAGACACCTGCCAATCCGTTCGGACGCCGTAGGTAATTAAACTTTCTCGCTGCGAAGGCAATAGCTAATTTGAAAGGACTAATGTTTAGCTATGGCTAATATTACTGTTGACCAACAGAAGTTGGTTCTGAACGCTTTCGCGGCGGTATTTCAGAATAACCTTCTTGCCAAGGATATTGTAACTTGGCACAAGTACGAAGACGAGATGTCTGACCGTAACGGCCTTAAGGTTGCCGAGCAGGTTGGCCCTCGTTACACAATCACACAGACGACCAACGGTGTTGTTGACCTTTCGTCCGGTGTTCAGGACAGCGTGTTCGGTTCCGAGCAGTTCGTTGTGAACAAGACGTTCGGTGCCAGCATGGGTTGGGGCGACTTCGTGAAGATTCGTGACATCGGTGAGGCACGTCAAAACGTTGCTCTTACCAACGCTGCCACGAACCTCGCGGAACAGATTGATGCCTACATTCTTGGCATTGCTGTTCTCGCTCCGAACAACAACACGGGTACTTCGGGTAACGGTCTTGCGACCTTCACCGATGTTGCTCAGGCGTACACTCGACTGAAGGAAGAGGGTGTCGATGACTCCGATCTTCGTTTCGTCGGTACGTACGGCGACAAGCAGTCCCTTGGTTCCAGCATCATCTCGCTCTCTGCGCCTGATGCTCTGGTGACCAACGCCTACCGTCAGGGCTTCACTGGTTCTGTTGCTGGCATCCCCTCGATGTTCACGCAGCAGCTCCCGACACTCACCACTGGTACTCGTACCAACGGTGCGGTGAACGGCGCGAACCAGAACGTCAACTACTCCTCGGTCGCCGTCTCCGGCGCTCCGGGTCAGTACCTGACACAGACTCTGGCGTGTGACGGTTTCGGCGCTAACGCGACCATCAAAGACGGTGAAGTCTTCACCATTGCGACGGTCAACGCGTACGACAACCGCCTTCAGGCTTCCCTCGGTCGTTTGCAACAGTTCCGTGTTGTGGGTGATCAGGTTGCGGATGGTACGGGCGCTATTGCGGCGATGCGTATCTTCCCGGCCATGATCGTTCCGGGTACCGGTGGTGGTTCGACTGCCAACGTTAACTCGGCTCACGCTACGGTTGCTTCGGCTCCGGCGGATAACGCGGTCATCACATTCATGACTGCCGCTTCCACGGCTGTTAAGCCTCGCATCCTGTTGCAGAAGAATCTTATTCAGGTCAACACTGCTGATCTGATTATGCCTGCGACCGGTACTGCGATGCGCAAGTCGCTGACGCAAGTTCCGCTTAGCGTTCGTATGTGGCAAGATTCCACGTTCTCGACCGGTGACCACCGTGTTCGATTTGACGTGGCTCTTACTGCTAACGTTCGTGATCGTCGTCGGGGCGTTCGCCTCTTCGGCAACTAATGAATTGGTGGGTGGTCTTTCGGGGCCACCCGCCTTTTCTCTTGTTTAAGGAAGTTTAAATGGAAGTTCGTGAAGTATATACACCATATCGTATGGCAGCTTCAGGAGTCATTTGCGGCTTTCGCGGCTGTATTGGTGGCTTTCTTTGCACAACCTCTGGAACGCTTCAGATCACTGACGGAATGACAGCAGGTGGACCTGACGTCCTATCTTCTATCTCGGTCACTGCTGGCACTTACTACCCCCTCGGCTTTCGTTGTCACAACGGTGCTTGGGCAGTTCTTGGTACTGGCGCTATCGGTACGTTCACAGTAGCCTAAGTAAGGAGGTAGACAACAGTGCGTTCAAAGAAATATAGAGGTGGTAGTGGTAGCTCTACGCCAGTGCTTGGCGTGCTTACTCTGTCGAATGCAACAATCACAGAGAACTCAACTGCTGGCACTGTTGTAGGCGCAATTCAAAATACTACGGCTGGTTCGACACTTTCTCTTTTTGACAGTGCGGGCAGCCGTTTTGCTATCTCCGGCAGTAACATTGTAGCCGGTGCGACTGCTACAGACTACGAGACTGCTACCAGCCACAACATCACAATCCGAGAAACACTAGCAGGTGCTATCGGCAATCCCAAAGATACTGTGATTACGATCACGGTAATTAACGTCCTAGAGGTGACCCTTGCAGCACTCGGCGGAACCTTCACTCTCGCAGAGAACTCCACAGCCGGTACGGTTGCAGGAGCGATCACTGGTAAGAGCGCGGGTTCGACTCTCAGCCTCTTTGATAATGCTGGCGGTCGTGTTTCTCTGTCGGGTACTAACATCGTAGCAGGCGCTACTGCAACCGATTACGAAACTGCAACATCGCATTCGTTCACGATCCGTGAAACGCACACTGACGGCAACAACAGTCCTCGGGACACCGTTTGCACGTTGAACGTTACGAACGTCTTCGAACAACCGAACCTTGCAGCCCTTGCTTTCTCGAACACTACTTGGACGGTTGGAACCTCGGACTCGGGCACGATCAACAACGCTACGTCAGGTTCTACGATCAGTGCTTCTGGTCTTCCGACCGGTTTGACCATCAACGGTCCTGCCCGTACTTGGGCTTGGAGCGGTAGCGGTACTGCCGGTACTGGCACCATTGTTCTGACGGAGACGTTGAACGACAGTGCTAACAGTCCTCGTAATACGAACATTAACTACAGTATTTCTAACGGTGGTGCTGCTTTCAATCCAGCAACTCTTTACACGTCGGGCCAAGTTGGGCCTTGGCTTGAGAATGACATTACTACCATGTTCACTGATACGGCAGGTACAGTTCAATGTACTACTGCTGGTGACTTGATTGCTTGCTGGAAAGACAAGTCAGGAAATAACCTCCACTTCACGCAGGCTACTAGCGGCAACCGTCCTACCCTACAGCAAAATGCTAACGGTAAGTGGTATGCTTCCTTCAGTGGTAACCAGTGGCTAGACTCTCCTAACTTTAGACTTGTTAACACCACTGCAAAGACTGCTTCTGGCGGTATTGCCGCTAACACTAGTAACTTCACAAGCACTCCACGCCTGCTGTCTTCTAGCGCGGCGACGGGGCATACCGGGGAGCTATTCAGGCTTCCAACTGCACAGACCACCATTGAAACCCGTGCTACGTTGAACCCCGCTACCTTCCCAACTGAAAGACCGGGAGGTACGATTTCAACAAGCACTGATTTCTACGCTACAGTGATTTGGCAACCTTCGGGTTCTAGTGCTAGCGAAGAGATTTGGTTGGGCGGAAGCTCCGACGGATCAACCGTTACGGCGTCCTCAACCTTCAACAGTGTAAGTGAGAGTATGCGACTAGGTGCCACGGCAGGAACCGCTGCCAACTGGCTCACTGGTCGTGTTTACGGCATTGTTGTTTCGGACGCTGCGTGGAGCAGCACAGAGCGAACGGGGGTGGATGGATACCTCAACGCTCTTTTTACCCTAGCGGCTGATACTGTTCCGGATGCTTTTGCATTCACGGATACCGTTGACGTCGCAACGTCTTCGACGCAAACAAGTAACTCAATCACCGTCTCCGGCATTAACTCTCCTGCTCCTGTCACTATCCTAGATGGTGAGTGGGAGAAGAATGGGTCCGGAGTATGGATGGCAACGGGCGGTACTGTTGTTAACGGCGACACTGTTCGAGTTCGTCACACGGCAGCAACTGTCAATCGTGCCACTGTTAATACTACACTGACTATCGGTGGAGTGTCGGATACCTTCTCGTCCACGACGATTGCAACTCCGACTCCGACTCTGACTAGAACGTCAGCAGACGGACAGGCTCCTATTCTCTTTGACTATGATGATCCTGTTCACGGAACTGGCTCGTACATTCATTGGGAATTTGTTCCTACGCTAACTCCGTCTGTTAATGCTGATGGAACCTTCGTAGGTACGACTCAGTACGGTGTATTCTTCATTGACGGTGAGACTTGGGCTAATAGTGATGCCTCACTAGGCTTCTCAACTCCGGCAGGACCTTACTCTCTGCACATGCGGGGTGTTATTGACGATCCTAACGGAACCGTACAGATCGCTGATCCGAACTCTGGGCTCATTGGTACTTACACAGCGGGAGCTTGGAGTAACGTCATCTCCGATACGATCACCGACTCGGCTGCACTTCTGACGAACATCACTGGTGCATATAAGTCGCGTTACATGAACGTTCAGACGGGACAGCTTCAGGCCATCCACAACAATACTACGGTTGGTAGCCTGTGTCCTGTTCGTGCCGATCACCATTCAGCATTCACTAAGTTCCATCTTGAAGTCACTGTCAATGGTAACAGAAGCTTGGGGCAGTTGGCCTTCGGCTTC